GTATTAGTATAAGCAACTCTGATTGAATCTCCAAGTGCACCCTGATATTTTGCTTCAAAAATATCTGTTCCGCTGCTAGAGTTCGCTGATGCTTTTGTTGACCCGTCGTCAGCGCGAGCAACATACAACGCATTGGCATATGCTAAGTAATCTGCTGCAGTGAAGAACGTCTCATAGTTGTCAGCATTTGGTTTCCCAAAGCGGCCGACGAGTTCTGTTTCCGAAGTTACAAGAACTGGATCATTTACAGGACCCCAAGTGAAGACACCCGCAATGGCTGCTGGTGGCGTCGAAATGGCAGGTACTGATGCCGATGCGTCCACTTCTCGAACGATAACGGAAGGACTTACGGAAAAAGCCATATTTTTCTCCTTTGTGTATTAGAAACGCGTTTAATTATATTAGTGACTGTTTCTATTTATAAATTATCTGATTTACTGAGACTAGAGTCTAATCCCATCATCGTAAACCTCGTCGTCACCGACATCAATAAATCCAAATGGTAATAATTCTTCCTCAATTTGCTCTTCCGTTTTCTCTCTAAGCTTCATTAACGTATTAATATCCGTCATATCTTTAAAGTAGGATTGGTCTGATAACCATCCAAACAGTACCAAATTCATAACCAAGTCGTCGTGCGATCCGGGTTCTGCCTCATACGAATTTCCTCTTTTGGAAAAACGAGACAATTCTTGTAATGTATTGTAATCTCTCAATTTTAATTGATCTTGCTCAACTAACATTTTTAAAATAGAACACCCAACAGCTTTAACAGTTTTAGTTGTTCTAATACCATTATCTAGTCTTTTACCGCCGAAGCCCGATGAAATTTGTTTACCTCGTGCTCCTTGGTTTGCCGTGTACAGCATATTTTCATAACCATAATCCATTAGCAATGTATCGGATACCTGTTCGCCAATATCGTTGATTTCCACTAGAACTGCAGCCTCATTATACATTGTGCCTAATCTATATATAAAGCTAGCAAAATCAACTGGACCAACATAATTATCTCTGTACACGCATACTTGTTCATAAGGCATTTTAGAAATATCAATAATATTAAAGGTTGAATAGTCTAAGCCTTTGCCGCGGGATACATCAGCAATAAGTACATATTCATGACCTTTAACAGGTTTAATGTATTGAGTAATGCCTTCTTGCTCTGCAATTGGTCTATCGTAAGCTAAAGCCTTTAGTTTAGAACCATCAATAAGAGTACCAGAACTACCTAAAAACTCACAACAATATTCTTGTCTAAATTTTTGTTCATCGTAATCTAGTGCAGCAAGAGTTTCTTGTTTCCATTTTTCATCACGACCAGGAACATCATTCCACATAACTTCAACATATTCATAGCCATTTGTACCTTCCTTTGCACCTTTGCAAGTTTTCCAAAAATGATTTAATCCATTAGGTGTAGAAGTCATGAGTAGTTTGGTTGAGTCACCTGATGAAATTGTTGGATAAACCGATGCGAAGAACTCATCGTATCCTTCAATAAACGCGACCTCGTCGAGATATAGGAATGAAATTGATTTACCACGAATAGCACTAGAAGATGTAGTACCAGCCAAAACTTGGCACCCGTTTTCTAAAGCAATGTTACCTTTGTTCCATTCTTCAACACCTTGTTGTAACCATTTGGGAAGAGCCTCGTATGCTAATTTAACTCGAGCCAAAACTTCTCGGGCAGCATCACCCTTATTTGCTAGAACAGCAACAGTTTTAAATTCATTAAATAAAATATAATGAAGAATTACAGCGGTTGCCGTTGTAGTTTTACCGGACTGCCGAGCAGTTAATACAGCAACTCGTCGATTATTACTAATTTTTTCTGTGATTTCTTTTTGGTATTCGTACATGTCAAGAGGAACCAATCCTTTATCAACATCTACAATTTTAATATATTTTGCGGCAAAATAAACTGGATCACCGGCACACTTCATAAACTCCTTTAATAAATCAGGAGTCCATTCTATACCTTGGCCAATACGTTTTAAATTTAAGTTACCGAGATAACCTTTTTCAAGCATCATCATCGCCTTTTAACATTTTTAACAGATCAGCAGTTGATACTATTAAATTGTTATTTGTTACGTTAGTTTCCTGCGGCAATTTATCTTCTTGCGCATATTTCTTTTTTGACGAAATGTCTACAAAATCTTTGTTAGCATCGAGTAATGTTTTCATTAACGTTGATACAACTTCAAAGGCACGGGGTGACTCAGATTGTTTTGCAATTTCAACCATTTCCTTTACAGCATCATCACCCATTTCAATAATGTTTTTAACATTTTGGCGAGCTAATTCTAAATCGTTAAGATTTTCCTCGTCTACTGTGACAACTTCACCTTTTTCTATTTGCACAATTTCAGTGTTATCTATTTCGACAACACCTTTAATTTCTTCTTCTTGGTTTTTTATTTCTGACAATGGAGTTAACCCTAATGCTTTAGAAATATCATCTTTACTCATTTTAAAATTCTCACTATTCTATTTCTTCAATTACCTTAATAACTCCCCAGTCATCTGCAAACTCGATATCTGTATATAGAATTGAAGATTTTGGAGGTGCCTCAACTGTAACGGTTGGAACTGATGAATAACCAGAACCGTTATTTGTAATTTGAATTTCCTTTATAGGACCGAGGTCACTCTCAATTGTTGCGGTTGCTGTAGCTGTTACTCCACTGTTTGAAGAAGGCGCGGATATGGTAATTACTGGTGGATTATCTTTACTAAATCCAAGACCACCATCATCTATTGTAATGCTCGTTATAGATGTATTAGATACAACAGCTGTTAATGAAGCATTTGCAGTTTCTAGAGTTACAGGTTCTCCATTAGCCGTCAAACCTGCCTTTATAATCATCTGTTCTTCAAACCCATTGGTTGAGTCTGTTGCATCTAACTTAGAGGCAAAATCAATATCGATAAATTTAATAACTTTCTTTTCTCTTTCAGGACCAAAATACCAACCCTTTAAAGTAAAAGTTAATGTATATAAAACGCTTGAGCGCTCTTCAAATGCGCCTTCATAAATTTCATCTGTTGTTACACTTTGTAATATAACAGGAATGTCAATAGGATCTAAGTCAGGAATAAGCTTAGCTGTGGTTACCCAGTCTGGCTGAAAGAAAGGAATAATTTGCTCTAAAATTTTGGATGCGTCGTCCTGGTATTTAGCCATAATATAAAGAGACATATTTAAGTTATATGGAGCAGGTGACCAAACATAGGGGCGTTTGCCATTATCTTCAACTGAAGATTTGAACATTCTTTTTGTTGTGCCGATTTTACGATCAGGGTCGTACTGCATATCATTAATTTCAAAAGAAATCCTAGGCAGATTTAAAGCTGACTTTCTATTTAAACCTGGATCCTGTGTAATTCTTGCTAAAAACTTTTGATATGGCCCATAGGATAACGGCACAATCATACTTTGTACAGCCGTTCCAGCACTATTTGTTCTTTCGATTCTTATTTGATTAAATAGAGTACCAAATAAAGCAACATACTTCCTTGTTGTTTCGTTATAAAAATAATTGACAATAGCCATTAACTATCTCCGATATCTATTGCTTCACTGAATGGATCCATCTCTGAGAAATCGATAATGTCATCAGCCACTGTTTCATATTGCCAGTTTGTAGCACCGGGCGTTGTATTAGCAACACTCTTAAGTGTTGTTGCTTTTGTTGGATCTTCGTCTTCAAACAACGTATCGATATTATCGCGACCTGTTTCAAAACGTTCTCCAGAATACTCAAATAACTCACATTTTAAATCATAAACTTGCAGCGCACCGGTTTGATAGAATACACTTTCATGCTCAACATGAGTAATCTTAAACATTTTTTCATTAAGTGGGAAGTAAATAAGATCGCCTTCGTAAGGTCTGCTTCTGGTTTTAACGTTACGCGTTACAAAACGTTCAAAGGTTCTAAATGCTACGCTTAGAGTCATAGAGTCTCTAATTTCTAATCCAAAGCGACTTAGGAAATCACCTTCTCCTTCAAAGCCGTCAATGTTTTTAACATAAACTTCGAAGTCCCAAGTTTCGTCGAATATAGAGATGTCGTCTTCATTACGTATATAGTCTACGTTTTGTAGAGATCTTGTGATGTAAATAATATCAATACCATAAATTTGAATTGACTCAATAACGAGATCGTCAATTAAATTTTGCTCGTAGATATTATCGTAATTTCTAAAATATAGATTTGTAGCCATATCTTATCCAATAAAGTTATATGTGAGTGGTTGAAGATTACCTACAGCTTCTTCTTCCATTGCTCTTCTTTCTTCCCTGGCTTCCGATAAAATTGTTTCACCATTAAATGATACACCTCCTACAAGTTGCATCCCAGTGAATTTGGTAAGATTTGAACCCCAGTTTTCTTTAACCAATGCTGCAGCGTAATTTTGAAGCCAACGATCACCCCATACGTCAGGATAATCTGATTCGTCAATTACGTCATATGCTTCAATGATTATATAATTTCCTTCTTTCAATACATCTTGGTCAACATCAAGATATAGCTTATTAACATGCTTATTATATCTGATCATTGGCTTACCAACCAAGATCTCTTGCATAAATTGAATATGCTGCATTGTCATATAATAATTTTGTACACTATAACTTGTGAGATCTGTAAGGTTGTTTAATACAAACTGATAGGTTACATTAAACATTCCAGATCCAGTTGAAAAAGATGTATTAAGTGGGAAAATTCCTTGAATACCTAAAAGACCGGTTGGAAGCGTTATGTAACCGTTAGTTACATCATCTGCTGTTAACTCATGTTTTAGATAAACCAATTGACTACCGTTGTAATGGTAGTCGCGCCAAAAAGATATTGCCTCATCTACGCGGTCATCTACTTGCTCATCAGATACGTTAATCTGAATTACCGGATCACCTAATTTTCTGAGAATATATTTTTTAAATTCGGTTCTTGATGTAGGCTGTGCCATATGTTTATCCCTAAGGTTTATGCTTTCCTATTATTTATAATTTTACTTAGGGAGGTAAAATCAGTCTCGTCTTTCTATGTCTTCTTCTGACAAAACACTGCCCATCCACACTTCAATTATTTTGCATGGATAAAAACCGACATTTGTTGCTTGGTGCCAAGCCTTTTTAGGAATATCAATGCTTTCACCTGATTTATAAACTTTTGATGTTTTATAGCCATTTAAAAATTCCAA